CACCGACAGAAATTGAGTCAGCTAAAGCGGACTTGGACGAACGAACCTTCCAGCAAGAATACGAAGCAAGATTCATCAACTACAGCGGCATCATCTACTACGCATTCAAGCGGGAAGAGTCAGTAGTACGGCACGATGGTGACCTATCAGTCATACACGTAGGCATGGACTTTAACCTCGACCCGATGAGTGCGGTACTGATGACGCGCAAGGGCGACACGCTCCACGTATTCGATGAAATCGTCATGTTTGGTAGCAACACCGATGAGATGGTTGCAGAGCTTCGCGAACGCTACGGAAATGGTACAATAGTGATATACCCTGACCCTGCGTCTCGTCAACGTAAGACAAGCGCAGGTGGAAGGACAGACTTGTCCATATTGCAAAACGCGGGTTTCGAGGTACGCGTCCGAAACTCACATGCGGCAGTAAGGGACAGGATTAACGCGGTAAATAGTCGGCTACTGTCTAACGATGGCGTCCGACGTTTATACGTTGACCCTAAGTGCAAGAAGGTGATCGAGTCATTGGAACGCCACACCTACAAAGATGGAACGAGCCAGCCTGAGAAAGACGGCTTCGACCACATGAATGATGCACTTGGTTATGCGGTGGAGTATCTATTCCCAATTAGAAAGGCGAATGCGCCGCAATCCCCGCAGAGGTGGACGTAAATGTATTACGAAGACATCGAGTATCAGCACCCCGACTATGAGAACAACGTAGCCCGATGGGAGTTCTACGTCAGGAGTTACATGGGCGGGCAGGATTACCAAGATGGATCGTACCTCACTAGCTACCTCAACGAAGACAAGAACGCCTATGCACGGCGTTTAGAGCTTACACCCCTAGACAACCACTGCCGCAACGTCGTCCACGTCTACAGCTCGTTTCTTTGGCGTGTACCGCCTACGCGTAACTATCAGCAGATGGAAGGCAGTGCCGACCTTGAGGCGTTTCTGAAGGACAGCAACCTCGACGGGCAGAGCTTTAACAGCTTTATGCGTGAGGCGCAGATATGGTCGAGTGTATACGGCCACGTCTGGATTATGCTTGATAAGCCGCAGTCGACAGCAGGCACGAGGGCAGAGGAGCTTGCGCAAGAGATACGCCCCTATGTCACGCTAATCACGCCCGAGAACGTCTACGACTGGAAGTACGAGCGGATGCCTAGTGGTCGTCATGAGCTGACTTACATGAAGGTGCGCGAGTCTGTTAATCGTATCGACGGCACAACGACCGAGACGTATTTCCGTATCTGGGATCGCGAGAAGATACAGCTAGTCCGCTACCGTGGTGATGAGGCGCAGGTGGTTGAGACTATCGACAACCCCATTGGGAAGATTCCCGCAGTACACCTGCCCTCTAACCGATCCATCGTGCGCGGCATTGGTGTCAGTGACATTAGCGACGTGGCCTATATGCAACGCGCTATCTACCAAGAGCTTTCTGAGATCGAGCAACTTATCCGCATCTCTAACCACCCAACACTGGTTAAGACCTACGACACCGATGCAAGTGCAGGTGCTGGCGCTGTAATCAATATCAGCGATGACATGGACGGCGCACTGAAGCCGTACCAGATGCAACCGTCAGGCGCTAACCTTGATGCTATCCGTGCCTCCATTACTGACAAGATAGACGCTATCAACCGCATGTCGCACATGGGCGCAGTACGTGGCACAGAGGCAATTACGCAGTCAGGCGTGGCAATGCAAACAGAGTTTCAGATGCTTAACGCCAAGCTTTCTGAGAAGGCTGACATATTGGAACTAGCCGAAGAACAATTGTGGCAGTTGTGGTGTACATGGCAGGGGCATAACTTGCATGAGGTAGAGATAAGCTACCCTGACAGCTTCGATATTCGTGACTACGAAAGCGAGTTGCGCTACCTGCAACAAGCTAAGGCGTCAGGCGTTCGATCTACTACATTCGCACAGGCTGTCGATAAGCAGATTGCAGACCTGTTGCTTGATGATGAAATGCTTGCACAGGCACACACTGAGATTGAGCAAGGCCAACAGGCACTTGGTGACTTTACAGTAGCGCCAGAAGATGAACAGTGAGGAACTCACACGCGCATTAGAAGGGGCGACCTCTGCACATGAGCGTCGTCTTTTGCGTGCTATGGAGTCATTGCGTTTAAGGCTCACAGACGCGCTTGCTGGCCTTCCTCTACGTGATGGTGTGTTGTTTGACCTAGATGCCGCACTCGCCCTTAGAGCGCAAATAGACGGCCTTGTGCGCGATGAGTACCTGACGGTCATTGACGACATTATTCGCGAGTATCCCGACGCCGTAGCACTGACGCAAGAGTTCATGGAGCAGTTCGCCGACTTCCGTGTACCGCAGTCAGTCATCGGCCAGCTTCAGCAGTTTAGCTTTACGGGACATGAGGCACTGGCTGACGAGTTCGCAGAGGCGCTATATCAGCAGGTGTACAACAACACGCTGTCGGGCACGCCATTCTCTGCAAGCTTGTCTGAGCTTAACAACCTGCTAGACGCTGACCTGCAACGATACTCGAAGACCATGTTACATGACTCGCTTTTCGAGTTTAGCTCGTCCATACAGCAGGCGGCGGCGGCAGAGGCAGGTATCACTAAGTTTCGATACGAAGGTGATACTATTGAGACGACACGGCCTTTCTGTCAGAAGCACGTAGGTAAGGAATACACGACAGATGAGATTTATGAGATATGGGATGACTCGTGGAAGGGCAAACGCTCGGGCGACCCGTTCCGTGTAAGAGGTGGTTACAACTGTCGGCACTGGTGGGTGCCTGTACCTGAATAGGAGATAGCTATGCCGTACCACAAGAAAGACAAACGCAAGAAAAAGCGCAAATCACGCTAGTTTGATATAATTAACCCACTCGAAAGAGGATTCGTAACATGAGCGATGAAGTCATGGTAGACGCGGTCACTGAAGCCGCAGTGGAAACGCCAGAAGTTCAGGAAACTAAGACGTTCACACAAGAGGAACTTGACCGAATAGTGGCCGACCGTGTTGCCCGTACAAAACGGCAATATGACAAGCGACTAGAAGGTATTGATCTCGACGAGGCGAAGTCGCTTTTACAACGTCAGCAAGAAGCTGAAATTGAGAAGCAGAAAGAGCGCGGAGAGTTCGAGTCGATTCTAAAGCAGACCGTCGAAAAGAAAGATCAGGAAATTAGGACGTACAAGCAACGTCTCGAAAGCCAATTAGTCGATGGAGCATTGCTATCGGCGGCGAGTAGAAACAACGCAGTATCGGCAGAGCAAGTCGGTCAGTTGTTACGTGGTTCGGTTCGGCTGTCTGAAGACGGCACCGCAGAGGTTTACGATGCGAACGGGACGCCACGCTATAACGACAAGGGCGATCTGCTAACGGTCGATGAGTTAGTCTCTGACTTCCTGACAACAAACCCGCACTTTGTCAAAGCGTCATCAGGTGGCGCAGGTTCACAAGGCGCAGTGGGTGGAGGCTCTACGAGTAAGCCATTAACTAGCTCGGATATGCTCGCTATGGGCGAAGAAGGTCAGAGGCTTTATCGAGAGTTAAAGATCGCTGGCAAAATCTAATTTACTATTTGAGGCTTTAAATCATGGCTAACGAAACAACTTCAACAACATTGGACGATCTGTTCGCCAATATAATTCTCCAAGCGCGCTTCACAGCCGAGGAGCAATCACTTATGGCTGGCCTTATCACTCGTTACGATATCGGTAACGTAGCTGGTAAGACTATTCAGGTTCCTAAGTACCCAGCAATCGCGGCGGCTGACCTCACTGAAGGTACAGACATGGGCGCGACTGAAGTATCAACCACAAGCGTTACTGCTACTATCGGTGAAGTAGGTGCGCAGGTTGTTCTCACTGACATGGCTACTATGGGCGCAGGCAACCCAGCTCAAGAGCTTGGTACTGTTCTCGGTAACGCAATCGCTACTAAGATGGACAAGGACATCATCGCGTTGTTTGATGGCTTCTCTGCGTCACTCGGTGCGGCGGCTCAAGAGATCACTGTAGCTGACCTGTTCAAGGCGGCGGCAACTCTCAGAAACAATAAGGTAACTGGCCCAATGGCGGCGGTTGTACACCCATACCACGCTTACCAGTTGTCAGCGAACCTGACTAACACCTTTGCAAACCCCAACGGTGGCGATGCTCAAAACGAAGCAATGCGCAACGGCTTCGTCGGCTCTATCGGCGGCATCGACGTATACCAGTCAGCTAACATCACTGTTGACGGTAACGGCGACGCAAAGGGCGCTGTCTTTGCTCCTGAGTCACTGTGTATTGCTATGAAGCGTGACTTCAACCTTGAGACAGAGCGTAATGCTTCACTCCGTGCATTCGAGCTGAACGCAACTGCCGTTTACGGTGTTGCAGAGCTAGATGACAGCTACGGTGTTGAGATGTTCTTCGACGCTACACTCTAAGACGTACACGCCCCTTCGGGGGCGTTTTACTCTGAGGATTTTATGGCGGTCAATTATCGCGGTGAGAGATTTGAAGATTACAACGTGGCAAAGCGTACGCCACGGCACCCGTCTAAGTCTCATGCGGTTCTGGCTCGCTACAAAGGTGCAATCAAGCTAGTTAGGTTCGGCGCTAAAGGCGCGAAGACTTACCCGCCCAAGGATGGGGAGTCTGCACGCGACAAGGCTATGCGAGCGGCTTGGTACGCACGACACGAAAAGAATCTACGTAACGCGACGCCATTAGATGCAGTCTATTGGTCCGCCAGAATTAAGTGGTGATTACATGGCGTTTAGCACTGACAGCAATCTAACCGAATTAGTCCCCGACATCTTAGACTTTGGCATTACTGCGTTCACCGACGAACACGCACGAGCACAGGCAGATGTTGAGCGTGAGATACGCAATCGCTGGTGGCACCGTAAGGGCATCGCTGGCGAAATGAACGCGAGCTACCTAACAGAGTCACAGTGGACACGCGCCACGTCTTACCTTGTACTTTGGAAGTATGCACTTCCTCAGCTTACCAATTGGGTAGACGACGACCGATTCTTGCAGATGATTGACTTCTACAAGGCGCGTTACGGCGAGGAGCTAGACGCAGTATTTCAGGATGGTGTTGAGTACGACGCAGATGACGACGGCACTGTCACTGACAAGGAAAAGGAAAGCATTCCGCTTAACCGCCTAGACCGATGATTACCATAAACATAGACACAAAGCCCCGTGACCTCCGCAAGATGGTGGAGAAGCTAGGTCGCACGTTTACAAAGAACCATAAGCGAGCAATGCGCAGAGCGGCGGCTGAAGGCGTCAACAGGATCAACAAGCGCACAAGCCTCGGACTTGA